CTCATCGCCAGCCCAGGTATCCTGCATGAACTTCTTGGCGGTGTCGACCACCTTGTCGCCGCCCTCATCGATGCGGGTGTATCCGGGGTTGTAGTAGTTGCCGCTGAGCGCCACGCCCTGCACGGGATTGGCGTACCAGAAGCACTTCTCGTTCTTGTCGTAGTCGTCGCCCATGGAGCGCATCCGAATGGACTGCACGCGCTGCGCGGTCGAGTTGACGATGGTGCCAGACCCGCCAAAGTTGATGGTGGGCGAGCTGAAACGGCCAGGATACTGCGAAATGTCCACGCCGCCCTTGGTGCCGACGTTGCCATTCTGAATCCAGTAGTCCTTGCCGTACACGCTGGAGCCAGCCGCGCCGGTTGCGCCCTGAATCACCAAAATGTCGCCCAGTGCGGTGCCTGCGGGAAGCGCGCCAGCGGAGAACACAGTCTGCGTGACGGGATCGACAAAGCTGATGGTGAACGATCCGCGATTCGTGCCGCCGATACCGCTCAGCACCTGCACAACCTGCTGGTCCACGAAACTGGCAGCCGTGTTCAGGCCGACAATGCTGGACTTCTGCGGGCCGGTCGCGCCGGTATTGTTGTTGATGGTCGCCGTGGTCGGGATCATGTCGATGGTGCCAGAGCCGTCGCGGTTGAGTACCGCCTCGACGCCGTTGTCGAATGCCAGGAGCGACTTATCCATCTCCTCGCGGGAGAACTTGACCAGGCCGCGCTCTTTGCCGTCCGTCGCCTGCTGCGCGAGGTTGGAAATCTCGCACACGTTGACGAAGCGCAAGGGGCTGGCGCACATGGAGACGAAGGTCGAGCCGGAGCCGCGAGTCCACGCGGGAACGTAGGGGCTGGACGAACTGTCACCGCCGATGGGCGCCGATGCGCCAAGGCCGAATTGCTGGACAGGTGCGCCACCCTGGACGCGGGTACCGGCCCAGAACGGAGCGCGCTGGACGCCGCCGCGGTTGGTGGAGAAACTGCACTGTATCTTTTTGCCGCCCTTTTCAAGGCGCGTCTGGAGTTTGTCGAAGTGCGCTTGGAGGTCAGGAATCTCCTCAACAAACGATTCGAGTTCGATTGCTTCTACTGCAAGTTCTGTGGCTGTCGCCATGGAGAATCCCTCAAAATGAAGTCAGGCGCTTTCGCCCTGCTATGTGTCTCATTCTGTGGATTCGTGGCGGCTGTTAAGCCTTAATTTATACCCGGCCATCCCGGTACGAATCTTGTGTTTTCCTGATCGGTTTCTAGCGGGCCTCGATCCCGCGACTTCCTCCGTAGAGGCCCTCTATCCCACTGAGGTATAGAAACCGATCAGTACTGACACCGATTAAACCGCTGATTCCTCAACTTGTCAAGAGCGGACCTGCACCCGCTTGCCGTCCGTCGTCCAGTACGTCTTCGCGTGGATCATGTCTACAGTCGTGCGCTTGTAGTCGATGTTGGCTGGCTTCTGCGTCACAATCTGCACTCCCTTTGCTGGTGGCGGCGCTCCGCGGCCTGCAGTAGACGATGTTTCGGTTGTGCGTGGCCGTCCGGTCAGGAACGGCTTGTAGCGCTCGTTGACCAGCGATTCCATAACCGTTCGCGCGTGCTTGTCAAAGTTGACCTTGGTAAAGTTAAGCACGGTAGCTGGGTCAGGGTTGCGCATCCCGCGATAGCGCTTGATCTGGCCGATGAACGCCGGGTCTTTGACCGCAGTCTGCGCGACACGCTTCGAGAATTCCAGCTTGAGTGCGTTTGCGGTCGGCGCGTCGAGGTTAAGCCGCTTGGCATAGGGCCGGAACAGCTCGGAAAACTTGGTGGACGCGTGCTGGTCGAGCTTGGGCGCGATGTTCGTGTTCCAGTGCGTCTCCTGCTCCCGCTTGTTGAACTGCGCTTCCCGATCAGAAAGCGAGTCCTTGCCGGAAGTGCGGCGCGTGCCCGTCTTGTCGCCACCTTCGCCTGGCTTGGCGAGCTTGGCCGCATTCACAGCCTGGGCATTCAGCCATTTGCCCATATTGCCAGCCAGCGCGATGACTTTCTGCTGCTGGTCGTCCGCCCACGCGGTTTTCTGCTCCGCGGTGAGCCATTGCGGGGGCGCTTGGTTCAGCACATCCACGAGTCCATTGAAGTTCGATACCAGTTCACTGGACGCCAGCGCCTGCACGAAATGCGGGAGCACGGCAGCAGCGTAGGCCTCCGGGTCAGAGTCGCGTACTCGGTCGAGGATCGACGGGGCCAGCTTCGCAAGGCCTTCATTGAAGTCTTCGCCCAGCGCTTCGAGAGCGCGCGGATCGCCTTGCGCAAGCAGCTCATCCACTTCAGCCATCTCGCGCACGCTGTCCTGCAATGCCGCGATAGCCTCCGCGCCATGCAGTTCGCCACGCTCGGGGTCATTGTGGATGACCGAATCAAGCACCGCGTACTTTTCGCGCACGCCGTTGAGTCCCTGCTTTTCAAGCTGGCGCAGGGCGAACATCTCGCCGTGGTTATCCTTGGCGAGGCGCGCCCACTTTGCTGCCGCCGGGTCTCCAGAGTCGCGCAGACCCTTCAAAAACTGCGAGTACTCACGGCTTGTCTTGGACGAGTATGGGTCGTCCTGAACGGATTGTCGTCCACCCTCTGCGCCTTCAGAATCATTACCTTGGACGCGCTGTGGACTACCTTTGTCGCCTGAACTGGAATCTAGTCCAGTTTCAAGTTCTTCAACTGCGCCTTCAAAACCTTCCATGTCTCTCTCCTATCCCAGCGTTTCTGTTTCATCAACCGCACGACGCAATTTCTCGTGCCATTCGCCATGTGTTTTTCGGATATTTTCCAGGTTTGGAACTGCCGCTCCGCACAATTCACAGATAGCGAACCCGCACTGGTTTGGAGTCTGAGCGTAACTCCAAATCCTTCCGTCATCTGTTCTGATATATTCCATGTCTCTTCGTTTCCGTCGCTCAGTTGAGCGGCTTTCCTACCACTGAAACCTTCTGTTTGACCGGCGTACCGCTCGCGTCCATGCCCTCTTTTTCGGTCGTGATTTCGTGCGTTGCGTCCTGGGGTTTCAGCGCAAACGGCGGAATCTCCAGACCCATCGACTCAAACATCTTCGTTTGCGCGTCCGGTGGGAACTTGCTCGGGTCGATACTCACATTGCCCTTGAATTCCATCTCCTTCGGCGGCTGCAGCTGCTTGAGCATGTTCATGTGCTCCTGCCAGTGCAGCTTCAAGTTCTGCCAGATCGCTTGCTGTTCCTCGTTGCCGTGCTTCAGCTTGCGCCCGGTTGGCGAGGTCAGCATTCCCAGCGTGATTGCCGCGTGAATCATGTGGTTTTCGCTGTTGTCTTGCGCGATCGGTACGGTCGAGACCAGCGGCGGCAGGGCCTGCATCTGCTGTTGCAGTTGCTGCGCGGCCTGCTGGAGCGCCTGCATGGCCTGTTGGCCCTCTGGCGTCTGCGCCTCGGGGTGAGTTTGGCCTTCCGTGATCTGCTGCATGATGGCTGCGAGTTGCTGCTGGAGAGGTTCCAACTGCGGATTCGGCACCGGCCCAGAGCGCATCAGAATCTCGAACTCACCCTGTTGCGCCTCCACCTGGTCAGCGTTGGGGATGTTCAGCTCTTTCAGGCTCGGGAACTTTGCGAACACGCTCAGATTGCGCGGGTCCATCATGATCTGCTGATAGAGCGCGACATTGCTGCTCTCTTTGAGCAGGTCGGTCATCACTTCTTCTTGCTCGGCCAGCGTCTGCGGGATTTCCAGCGATTCCGGCTGTACAAGCACATTCCCCTTCAGCTTGCTCAGCTCGATCTTGAGCTTCTTCTGCCCCGGCAGCGATGCGCTGAAGTCCGCAATGCGATTATCTGTGGCAGACTCGACGGCCTGCTGAGAAATGGCGCACACGGCCTCGCAGAGTGATCCCCATGGCATCGACCACACCTGCATGGCCTGATCACGCTTGAGCCGCGTGGTCTTGAATACGCCCTGATCCTCGGACCCATCGGCCTCGCCGAATGCAGCCGGCGAACCGCCGTCCATCGCCTCGGGTCCGCCCTGTATGAGCCACTGAATGAAGGTCAGCAGCGAATCGTTCGGCACCGGAACGTTCTCCACGCCGGTAATGTCGCTGATCTTCAGCATCTTGTCTTCAAGGCCAGTGACCGCCGTCACCTTCGCAGGGTCATTTGACTGAGAATTCAGAAGCTGTGTATCGATATACGGCTCAAGCGCGTAGCGACGAGGAACCGAAGAACGAAAATATCGATCGGCGAGTGAAATGTTGGCATTGAGCACCTTTTGCAGTGGAAGGTAGTTCGTGAGCAGTGCTTCTCGGTTCTGCCCATCGCCGGGGCCTGGATGCACGAACTTAACGTGCTTGGACATGCGCGAGTTGCGGCAAAATGCGAAGTTTCCGCCCGCGTGCCAGACTTCGAGGCCATCGGGGAAGGTCTCGAGGAACAATTCGCGGATTTCCTCGTCTTCGATTCCCTCGTATTCGCTGGGCTTGAAGAAGGTCACGCTCTCGGTAGAATCGTTCTTGTAGGCCTCTCCGCTGGAGCTGGACGCCTGGACTGCCAGCCGCACGTTGATGCGCGCCAGACGGTCGATCTGGTCCATACCGCCCACGTTTCCTCCAGCGGCGATCTTGTCGCGAATCCACGGATACTGCGACTTGAGCTTGTTGACGGAGACTTCGTGCTGATACCTGCACCAGCCCATCTCCTCTTCTTCGTCGGCCATGAGCGGAACTTTCCACTCCAGCTTGCCGCCGACAAAGGTTACTTCGCGGCGGGCGGGGTGTTCACCGCCAGATTCTGAATCATGTAGCGCATTGTCTGGCGTTCCAAATCTCGAAGCATATCGTCTGTCACCATCCATTTCTGTTTCTGGGGTGACGCCTTCTGGTTCTTGTTCTCCATATGCCTCCTGCTTTCTGTTTGGCAGTTCTGTGCCCCAGCGCGTCTGGTCGGCAACCGTGAACGTCAGGAAGCCAACGCGGTCATCTGTGCAGAAGTATCCCGCCGCCTTTTTGACGACACCCTTCAGGTTCGCCTGGTGCAGAAACACTTCAAGGAACTTCTCAGCCTCTTCGCTGGCGGACTGGTCCATCGGATCTTCGTCGTCCACCGCAGCGACGGTAGTACCCGGCACAACCCGGCTAAGCAGCGCGGTAATCTTCTTGTGTCGTGCGCCGAATACATTGCACGAGAACAGTTTCATCGCGTTTCCGGCTGCCATGACGCTCTGCGCGCCGTTAGCCCCAGATGAGCCGCCGAACATACCCCAACCCTTCCAGCCGACATTTAGGAACTGGTAATTGCGCCGGAATAGGCGCATCTCCCACGCCTGCAGCACTTCCCAGATGCGCGCGGCAGCGTCGCACTTGTTGACATTCTGCGTCATCTGCTCAATCGCGGAGATATACTCGCCCAGCTCGTCCGGGCCATAAATTTCCTCTTGGCCGTTCTCCTGCGCACCGCAGAACCATGGGGTGATTTTACCCGGAACGTAACCAGATGGCGGCCAGTCCATGGGCGTCAGGCGCGGCGCAATGGGTTCTTGCTCGTCTTGCTCAGTGTCGTCGGGGTTCAGCGTTGGGTCAGGCATT